TATTAACTTCGATGGTATTGTTAGCTTTACGAACCTTAATACTAGGTTAGCAGATGCTAATACTGTTATTGACGGTGATAGAATTACAACAGGTACTATTGATGCAGATTTAGTTACTGTAGACAATATAGTAGCAGGAAATATTAAACCAACTATTGCAGGAAGTGGCCAAAGTAATTTTGCAGGGGAAGTAACTAGTCTCCTTTATCCTTTTGCGTATCATGGAAACTTTTCTAGAAATGCTAGTTTTACTGGCAGTAGTTTTCCATCTACAGGGCATAACAGTCAGGCTTTAAGGGCTGGAGATATTTTCTACAATACTAACGATAATAGAACTTATAGATACAATGGTTCTTCTTGGGTTAAGTTTAGTATAGAAGCTGACAGTATTCTTGCAAATAATATATATGCAGGTACACTAGATTGTAGCCAATTGACAGTAACCAATTTAGATGCAGGAAGTATATCTGCAGGTACAATTAGTGTAACTCGACTTCCAGGGCTTAGTGATCTTGCTTATGATCTTAGTGCAGGGGTAGCCCATGTAGGCGATAGCGGCAACACTACTGGTTCTGTTACTGCTTCATTTTCTAGTCTTCCTGCTGGATCAAAAGTAGTTATTAACGCTTCTTTAGGTATAACAGGTCCAGGGGGTAGTCAAGACACAGGGCAAGGTAGTTATTATGCTACTTCTACTGGCAACTTTTCTGTAAGTGCTTGGAATCTTAGTAGTACTAACTACTATGTTTCTGGAAGTAGTAATAGTCCTCCAAAGTGGATTTATCATAGCGGTGTTGCTACAGTAAGCTCTACAGGAAGTTGTTCGTTTACTTTTACAATTTATTCTACTTATAGTAGAAGAACAAATATTAACACTATGCGAATTACTGCTCTTGCAATCGAAGCATAAAGGATAAAGCAATATGATAGAATATACAATGTATAATTCTGAAGGTCATTTTGTTATGGCTAAAGTGACTTCAGAAACTGAATTACCAGCTTTATCTGATGGTAATGTTGCAGTTTTAGGTTTGCATAATATAATGACAAGATTAGTAGACAATAGCGTAGTAGACTTTTCTGATGAAGAAAAATCAGAAACTGCTAGAGAAGAAATCTTAAACGTAATAAGATCAGAAAGAAAACCTCTTTTAAAAGAATCAGATTGGATTGAATTACCTAATTGTCCATTGTCTGATGAGGGAAAAACGGAGTGGCGGTCCTATAGGACTGCCCTTCGTGACTTGCCTGAAACTGCTGATTTATCAGTAGACATAAATGATCTTGTATGGCCTACGAAACCAGAATAGGATAAATTTATGAATGATTTAAAACTACCTGTAGCATTAGTGTTTGCCATGGCTGTGCAATTAGTAGCTTTAGTGTGGTACATATCAGGGTTAGTTCATGATATAAAACATTTACAAGAAAAAACTTTTGCACAAGAAGTAACAATCGATTTATTAGATGCAGATATAAGTTCTCTTTGGGCTTTCTGCACATTTACAGAAAATAGATGGTCTGAGGCTTACACAGATGACATGGTTTATGAAAGAGTTTGTGGAAGCAAAGAACCATTAAAGGAGTAATTATGAGTTATAAATTAAGTAGTCGCTCTCTAGGAAAGCTAGAGGGTGTTGATAGTAGTCTTGTAGCCGTTGTAAAACGAGCTATTGAACTAACTAAAGTAGACTTTGGAGTAGTTTATGGTATGCGTACCGTAGAAGAACAAGAAAAACTTGTTGCCGCAGGAAAGTCTCAGACAATGAAATCAAAACACCTAGAAGGTCGTGCAGTAGATCTTATGGCGTATGTAGATGGTAAAGGATGTTGGGAACTCAACGTCTATGATGATCTTTGTGACGCTATGAAAGCAGCTGCAAAAGAGCTAGGGGTGGCAATTAAGTGGGGAGCCGCTTGGTCAGAAGGTGATATTCGAGACTATCCTAGTTCCTCGGAGGATGCTATGATGGCTTATATCGATCTTAGACGTTCACAAGGACGTAGACCATTTATAGACGGGCCTCACTTTGAACTTATTTAAGGTGAGCAAAATGGCACATACTATAATCGATGATTGGAAAGTTATTCCTAGATTAATGATGTTAGCAGTAACAGTTCTGACATATCAGGCAGTTCATTGGTATATGGCACTTCCAGATCCAACAATACAACAAAGCGGATTAGTTTCTGTTTGTATGGGAGCTTTGACAGGTTGCTTTGGTATTTGGATGGGTAAAGAGTCTAAGACCACAGTAACTCCTATGGCAGTAGTACATGAGGAGAAATATTCTAAATGATACAAGCATTATTAGGCCCAATTACTGAACTAGCAGGGGGTTGGTTAAAAGGTAAGGCAAGCGCACAAGCTGCAGCTGCCAATTTAAAGCTAGTCGAAGCAGAAGCTAAAGCTACTATAATGAAGTCTGCAGCTACTTCTGAAGCCGAATGGGAAAGAGTAATGGCTGAAGGCTCAAGAGACAGCTGGAAAGACGAGTGGTTAACTTTGCTTTTCTCTGTTCCTTTAATTTTAGCTTTCTTTGGTGACTGGGGTAGAGTTATTGTAGAGCAAGGTTTTTTAGCACTTGAAGTAATGCCAACGTGGTATCAATACACTCTTGGTGTAATTGTCAGTGCTAGCTTTGGTGTTCGATCTGCTTCTAAGTTTTTCGGTAAAAAGTAATAAGAATAAATACCTGACGTTTAAGAATAAAGGTTAATTAAAGGGACAGATTATTATCTGTTAGTCTCTTATAGAGGGGGTAATTCCCCCTCAATTAATTTTAAAGGAGTTAGCTATGGCTAATAAAAAAGATCCTCGCCTAGAGAGGGCTGGAGTTAGTGGTTTTAACAAGCCTAAGCGTACTCCTAATCATGCTACTAAGTCTCATATTGTTGTTGCTAAAGTAGGTGAACAAATAAAAACTATTCGTTTTGGTTCTCAAGGTGTTAGCGGTTCTCCTAAAAAAGAAGGTGAATCTTCCAAGTACAAAGCCCGTAGATTAGGGTGGAAAGCTAGACATGCTACCAATATAGCCAAAGGCAAAATGAGTGCCGCATATTGGGCTAATAAAGTAAAATGGTAAGGAATAACCAATGGTTCAATTAACAAAACCTACAAAGGCTATTAAAAAGTCAGTAGCAGATCCTAGTGATAGCTATCAATCTTTAAAACCTTTGTGGAAGAAATCTAGAGCCGTTTTACAAGGGCAAGAAAATGTTAAAGCACATGATGAATATTTAGAACATGATTATTCAAATTTACTTCTTCCATTTTCACCTAGTATGACGCAACGTCAATATGACTTTTATAAAGCAGAGGCTGAACTTCCAGGATTGACTGCACAGTATTGTAAAGTACTTATTAGTGCTCTCCTAAGAAAAGACTCTCATTTGAAATTACCAGAAGAACTTCCTGAAGATTCTTATGATTGGATTAAAAACAATTTTACTCTTGACGGTCGTTCTTTATTTAACTTTTTAGATAATGCTCTTTGGGAAGAACTTCAAACTTCTAGGGCATGGATATATGTTGATTATCCAGAAATAACTGAAGAACAGTTTGATGCGATGTCTCCCGAACAAAAGATGAATATAAAACCTTATCCTGTAGTTATTGAAGCTGAAAATGTAATTAACATACACACAGATACTCATCCTGTTACAAGACAAAAAACTTTATCTAGACTAGTTACACGTTATTTAGTTAAACGTTATACGGCAGATAATCCTTGGCATCCTAATTATGTTGATACCGTTTGTGATCATTATTTAGATGAACAAGGAAAGCTTGTACTAGACTATTATGAACATGCAGATACTAACAATGAGATAAAAGTTCTTAACGGGGATATTAAACAGGATTATGAAGAAAGACTTACAGAAATAGGTTTTAAGAAAACTAATACTGTTCTTCCAACAATGTTTGGAGAAAGACTTTCCAAAATACCTGCGTGGCCAATTAACGGTCATTTAGAGCCAGTAGAGCCTGTATTGTTACCTTTGATTGATAGAGAAATAGCTTTATATAATAAAGTATCTCGAAGAAATCACTTATTGTATGGTGCAGCAACGTATACTCCAATTGTTCAATCTGATATGACAGATGAAGAATTTGAAGATGTTGTTAACTCAGGTCTTGGCTCTTGGCTAAGAGTAAGAAAAGACGAATCAATAACCGTTTTAGAAACACCCACTGCTGCCTTAGCTGATATGGAAAAAGCTATTATAACTACAGTTGATGAAATGGCTAAAATGGGAATTAGAATGTTATCTCCCGAACAAGCAGCTTCAGGAGTAGCCTTAGAAATTCGTAATGCTTCTCAAACAGCACAGCTAGGAACACTTAATGCCAAAGTATCAGGTACTATTAGAGAAGTTATAGCATTTATGCTTAACTGGAAATATAATACTGAATATACTGCAGAAGACGTTGAATTTCAAATGTCTAGCGATTTTGCACCTATGGTTGGTGGAGAAGGCGCAATGCGTTTAGTTTCTGAATGGTATCAAATGGGAATTATTAGCCGTTCTACTTGGATTAATATTGCTAAGTATAATGACTTTTTACCTGCTGATTACAGTGATGAAGAAGCAGTAGAAGAAATACAAACAGATCCATTAACTCAACAGACAAATGTAGAAATGGATATTGAAGAATAACTCTAACTACTCAATGGAGTACTAGATGGATATTAATACAAAAATTTATGACAGAGTTGTAGATCATTTAACTGATGTACGATTATATGAAGAAAGTGTTCAATTACAAAATAGAAGAATTCTGCAAAGACATAGAAAGAAATTAAAAGTAGTTCTAAAGGAAAATATCAGGGCTGATGTAAAACCTGAAATTAGACGTTTTGGAAAAGAACTTTTAAATCATCAAAAGTCTAGTATATTAGAATTTTCTACTTCTCAATTAGATTTTAACTCAGATAATCTTAACAAAGAATTAAAAAACTTTTATAAAGTAACTAAGCCAAAGAGCAAAGAACTCTTGGCAGAAATTACAGGCCCAAATATAAAAGGTGTTAAATCTATCTCTGAAAATGTAAGGAACATTTCTTCAGGTGAATTAATTAGAATTCAAACAAAAGTAAAAGGGGGGTTAGCAAAAGGGCTAACTCCTAATGAAATTATAAGTGATGTTTTAAAGACAACTAAATTAACCGAAAATCAAGCTAGAGCGTTAACTAGAACTTCTATTACTAGTACTCAAACATTAGCTTTAAACAAGGTTGCAGAGTCTAATAATCATGTTATAAAGGGTTTTGTTTTTACTGCAGTTTTAGATGCTAAAACCAGCCCTATTTGTTCTTTTCATAATGGAAAAATTTACAAAATAAATGATAAAAGGTTTCAACCACCTTTACATTGGAACTGTCGTAGTTCTCTAGTACCTATTGTTAAATCTAAAGAAGAACTTTTAGAACAAAAAACATCTCGAATTAATAAAACTAATTTAAAGAAAAAGAAACCAGAGTCTTTAACAGGTATTATGCCTAAGACTGAATCTTTTGGTGCTTGGTTAAAAAGGCAGTCTTTTAATACTCAAAGTAAAATATTAGGAACAGCCGAAAAAGCTAATTTGTTTATATCAGGTAGGCTTAAATATGATCAATTTATTACACCTAAAGGAAAAGGATTATCAATACAAGCTTTACGAAATAGAGCAGCTAACGCAACAGCAATTTATAATCCAAAACAAAAATTAAGAGAAGCAGACGTAAAAATAGAAGCAAATCGTCCTAGTTCAATTATTAGATCTCCAAGACATAAAGACGATATAAGACAATTATTTTTATTAGATTCTGATGATTTTTCAAAAACTTTTTCTCTTACAGATTTTAAAGGTACAAGTCTTGTTGGTAAGACAGCTTCAAGGCGCAGAGTTGGCAATGAATTTGATGAAAGAAATTTTAGCACAGATCCCCTTACAGGTGAAGTAAAAAACAATAATATTTATGATCCTGATTTTACTCTATATCAAGAAAGACTTGATTTTATGAGAAATAGTAAGCTCCTAAAACAAGATGAAAAAGATTTTATTGAATCTTTAGTAGCAGGTCTAGATGATAAAGTTTCTGTTAATCAACAAACAGTGGTCATTGAAAACTTAAGAGTTGTTTTTGAAAGATACGCAAAAGATAAAAAACCTTGGAATGATTTATCTGCAGTTTTAAGAGCAGAAAATAGATTTTCTGTTCAAAACGTTTCTAGACTATTAGATACAAGGTCTAGACGAAGATCTGAATTATTTGTTAAATATTCTGCTGATGAAATTCCTAAAGTTCAGATTATGGGGGATTATTATACGTTTGATAATTTAATTTCTAATCAATTAAAAGATCAAAGATTTATTGATAATTGGAGAGCTACAGCAGGTAAAAAGTTATCTGAAAAAATTTATTTTAAAGGTCGTGCGCCTTCGAGATTATATTTTAAAAATTTAACTGAACATTATCCTTCAATAGAAACTTTTAAAAAAAATCTATTAGAAGATAACATGTATGCTAAAGCTTATAATAAATTTAAATCAATATATAATAGAGAACCTTCAGAATCGTGGATATCTCAAACATATTCTAGGGGTAGGTCGAAAATAAGAAGCATAATAGATTTAGAATTTCTAAATCAAAAACAAAGAGTATCTAGTAACTTTTTTGATGATAAAGCTATCGATTCTTTAACAAATATCACAAAATTAATTGCTTCAGGTCAATCAACTGATTATGATGCTTTAGCAATAAATATTGGCAAGAGATTAGCTAAAGATTTTAAAGATGTAATTCCCTTTACTAAAAATACATTAGCGGATTATCATAAAGAAGGCTCAAAAGTATTAAAGTTTTTACAAGACCAAGGAATAATAAGAGTTCAATTTAGAGGAAAAACACGAAGAGGTGTTTTAGATTTAGACACAGGTCGTGCTTCTGGAGGTTGGGGTGATACTATTTCTAGAGAAGTTCAAGTAATTAATAAAGATATTTTAGAACTACAAAAGGCAGAAAGACGAGTTACTATTGCTAGACGTCTAGGTATTACTAATGCTAGAGATAAACTCTTTGTTAAACCAAATGAAAAAGTTTATTTTGACGCTAGAGGTAAAAAAACAGGAATTCCTTTTATATCTAGAGATAAATTTTCTGACTATGATTCAAAACAAATTGACAGAGAAATGGCAGGTATGCTAAATCATGTTATGAATGTTGAGTATAGTGTAGATAAAGAATTTGTTTCTTTTATGGATGACGTAGTTAGATTTAGAGATCCCAGAGGTAATTCTAAATATTTTGATTCAATAAATAACTTTAGGCATGAAATTATAAATAGAGGTGAACAAGGCTACGGTCTAATGTCTACAGCTAAGTATCATGCTCAAAGAAATAAGAATTTTACTACTCCAGCATTTATTGATAGCAGAAGCAGGGTATACCACAGAGGATACTTAACACCTACAGGTGGTGAAGTTGCAAGGCCTTTTTTAAATTCTGGTAAGGCAATAAAAATGTCTCCCGAAGCTTTAGATGAATTAAAAATTCAAATAGGTGCCTTAATTGGCCCTGGAACTGAAGCTTTAACTCAATCAGGCAGAAGAGCTATCTTTAATAGGAATAAAGACAAACTTCTAGAATTAGGAGAACTTATTCAATCGCTAACTCAAAGAGATCGTAGGATACGACAATTTTTAGAACATCCTTTAATAAGAGGATTAGAAGGAAAAGAAGTTCCTAAAATGGCTCGAATGGCACTTGAATACTCTAGGATACAAAAACATTTAGATTCTGGAAAACCCTTAAATAGTTATAAAACAAAATTAATGATAGAAAATGATGCTAGTTCTTCTGGTGCTCAAATCATTGGTTTGTCTACAGGAGATCGGGCAGTATCTCAAGCGAGTAATGTTTTAGCTACATCTCAAAAAAATAGGTTATATGATTTAGTAGCAATAGATACAGTAAACGATCCAGAGTTTCTTAAGATCCCTGCTTTGCGTGATTCTAATTTAACTTGGGAAGACTTGGCAGCAGCAGCTAAGGGCCAGAATATGGTTGGATTTTATGGGGCTGGCTCTGCAACAAAAACTATGAGAGTTTCTAAGGGATTAAAAGAAGTTTTAGAAAATAAAGATTTTTTAGTTATTACAAAAGAAACATTAAATCCTAATCTCAGAATAGTTGATGGGCAAATTAAAGTAGCCGAAAGACTAGGTGCAACTAGCACTGTAGAAGAATTAAAACTTTTTAGAAAAGAATTAATAGAACTTATAAATAAAAATGAGCCTGTTGGAAGAACACTCTTAAAACAAGCGCAGGATATACATCCTGACGTTGAAGATTTTGTTAATAAGTTTACTAATACGAGAAAAGGGATTGTTGGTCCAAAAGAATTTTCAGAAATCTCTAGGATCATGTCAAAGAATTTATCTCAACGTGCGCCTGTTACTGATAATTTTATTAATTATTGGAAAGAGGTGGCCAATATTTTTGTAAATGAAACTCAAAAGGTAGATATACCTTGGGTAACATTTGATGGAAAAATTGTAACACAGAGATATCGCCCAAAATTACAGGAAAGAATTGAATTCAGAGATCCTGTAACTAATAGGCGAATAGTTAACATCTATGAAGCTAGTGCAGAAGACGGAAAACTTCTAGGAAAAAGTTCTCTTAATGATGCACGTATTGGTCTAGGTGTTAATGGAAATCACAGTAATGACGCTGTTATTGTAAGACGTTTCCATTTATGGGCGCGTAAAAACAACGTTGATAGTGGTACTATTCACGATGCTTTCTTTACTAATATTAGTGAAGCAAGGCGTGCAAAAGACGCTTTAAGAACCATCTATGCAGATGCTCTTGAAGGTGATACTATAAGAAAGACTTTACGTGAAATGCGTAGACAAGGTCTTTCTAAAAAATCTTATAATTATTTATTGCGTAAAGCAAAAGAACAAGGTTTAATTGACCCTGTTAATAAGATTACAAGAAAAGATATACTAGCCCCTATTAAAGAGGGGGAAGACTGGTATGGAATTGGACCATAGTTATTTGTAATGGCCTATGGAACTAAAATTAACGTGTCTGTGACACACTATAAATTAACTCAAGCTGTGCTTGAAAGGAAAAATTATGAGTGAAGAAGATAATAAGATTGAAGAATCAGTAGATGAAACAACTGAAACTAAAACATTTGAACAAGAATCTATTGAAGAAACATCTTCTACAGATGAAGAAAATAATGATCCAGTTGAACAAGCGGTTAATGATAGACTAACAAAAATGAAGTCTAATATGGATCGTATGGTAAAAGAGCGTGATGAAGCCTTAAAAAAAGCCGCAGAAATTGAACAAGCTCAAAAGCAAAGTGAAATTAAGCGACTTGAAGAAGAAGGTAAACTTACTGAAGCTCTTGAAATGAAACTTGCAGAATCCGAGGCTAAGTTAAAAGTATTTCAAGAAGAAAATACAAAACTTAACCGTGATAATGTAGTAAATTCTCAACTTGCGATTCTAGAATTTAGGAATGAACGTAGTCGTCAAATGGCGCAGCGTGATATTGTTGAGCAACTTGTTCAAAATGAAAATGGGTCTTGGTTACACAAAACTGGATCTTCTATAAAAGATTTTATTGAATCTTACTCTAAGAATGAAGATAATTCATTTCTGTTCCGAGTGAAAGCGAATAGCGGTGCTGGTAAAACTAATCCATCTGCTCCATCTAATACTGACGAAAAAAAGTCGTTATCTCAGATGTCTACAGATGAAGTTTTAACTTTAGCTGCTAAAGGTCAACTAGGATCATTCAATTATTAAATAATAGTTATCTATAAAGGATTAAAATCATGGCTATTACAAACACTGACTTTCAGAACGTAGCCCTCGCTATTTCTGCTTACGCAGATGAGGCATATACAACTGAGAAAAAATTAAACTCCACAGATATTGTTGGCGCAAGAGACGATATCACGGATACAGGCGAATCATTTGTAGGACAAATGCGCTTTTATAAACCACTTGCAGCAAATATCAATGTTCCATCATTGTCTTCTGCTACAGATGGCACGTATACTGATATCTCAACAGATATTGCTAACTACGTAAAATCAGTACGTACATTCGGTGCGCAACAAGTTAACTTGCAAGAAGTAATTTCAAAGCAAGATGGTCTTGCTAAAATTGCTCGCGACTTTGCTCAAGTACGTGGTGATGACGAAGGTAATGCTCTTATGGCTTGCCTCAAAGGTGTTGCAGCTTCTGAAACAGGTCTTGGTGACAAGGGCGGTTCAGGTAACGGCGGTATTGTCGACTTTGATACAAACGCAGACGCAGCTAACACAGGTTTCTTTGTTGATATCAATGATGCTGGTCAATTTGGCGCAGCAGCTACAGGTACAAGTGACCAACGTAAACTCTTTGATGCAACCGCAACAGGTGCAGCAAGAGGTGAGCGCCTTTTCCAAGCTATTGGAATGGCATACAAAGATCATGAACCCGATTTTATGTATCTTGTAACTTCTCCTGAAATTATGGCAGAAATGCGTGCAGCCAACTTGGTTGACGAAACAATGATTACAGACGGTAATATGAACTTTAATACTATCTTTGGTGGTAAGTTCCGTCTTGTTATGACTCGCGCAAGCCAACGTGCAACTACTGAAGCAGGTGATGTAAACGCACAATCCACTAAGTGTTCTTTTGTGATTAAGCCTCAGTCAGTAGCAGCAGCTAATGTAACTGTGCCTACTCCTGTAGAAGTTGATCGTAATGCAGCTTCATACACAGGTGGTGGTTCTACAAACGTTTGGTATCGTTATGGCTTTATCATGCATCCACAAGGGTATGATTGGTCAGGTGCTACTAACGCTTTTGCAACTAATACAACTCTTGGTGCAGCCGCGTCTTGGTCTCGTAAAATGGACGCACTAAACCTAGGCATTTTGCCTATCTTCCATTCATAAGATTTAGGAGGAGCTAATGGCTTTAGTTCTTAATACAAATAGCTACGTAACTACAACTGAAGCTGACTCATATTTTTCAACTCGTATTGATGCAGATGAATATATTTCTGCAGTAGATACATTGAAAGAACAAGCATTAGTCACCGCTACACAGCTAATAGATAATCGGTCGTGGATCGGTATTGCAGTTAGCTCTTCTCAATCTCTGGCGTGGCCTCGAAAGCAAGCAACTTACTATGATCCTAGAATGGGTCAGGATATTACAATTGCTGAAAACGAGCTACCCTCTCAAGTTAAAATTGCAGTTTATGAACAAGCTCTACATTTATTACAAAATGAAGATTTAATTGCTCAAAAAACTCAAACATTTGAAAGTATCTCTGTTGGTAGTATCAGCTTGTCTGATAGTAATGGTGATGTCTCTCGAACTTCTATTACACCTTCAATTATCTTAAAACCTTTAAGACCTCTTATTAGTAGAGGTATGAGTAGCAATACATGGTGGAGGGCTAATTAATGTCACTATCTGCAAAAGTGACTGCTGCTGTTAATAAAGCATTTACGGCTGCAGGTGATTTAGTTCAAAAAGGAACATTAACAAGTAAAAGCGTTTCTACTTATAACTTTGCGGCTAGAGCAACGGTTAGTACTAGTACTACGAAAGTAGTTGACGTTATTATACAAACTGCCCAAAGAGCATCAGGTGAAGGTTTTATTACTACTGCTATTATGCGGTCAGGAGAAGACCTTTCTGTTTATGATACTCTTACAGTAGGCACTAAAGTCTTTAATATTGTTGATTACAGCGACAACAATTTCATTATTGAAGCTCAATTAAGTAGAGAGGTAAAATAATGTTTGATGATGTATTAGACGATATTGAATCTGTTTTTGCTTCTAATTCTTGGACGAGTAGAGGTATCGATATTTATCCAGATAATTATCAAGGTACTATAAGCAATGAAACAGAATTTTGTAGGCTAAACGTACTACCAAGTAGCAGTGAAAATCATGCTTATGGTGGTAGCAATAAAGAATTGTCAGGACTAATTGCAGTTAAAATATTTGTTTCTGCAGGACAAGGACAGTCTAGGACAATGGCTATAAGTGATACACTTGATATTGTTTTACAAAATAAAAAATTAACTAGAGGAACAGAGTTATACACATCTTATCTTAATGTGGAAGGGCTAGACCCAAAAAATCAAGCACTATACAGTGCAAGTTACATAATACCATTTAAAATTTATGGAGAATAAAAATGGCTCATATTACAACCCTAGGTGCTGGTATCTTTTCATACTTAGACATCTATTCTGGGAGTGTTGCCGCATCGGTCGATACAGCATCTGAATTTGCAGGCTTGTTTGTTACAGCAAACGCAAGTGACGTAAAACGTATGCCTTCTGTGCGTGAATTCCCTTCAATTGGTACACCTGCGAACATTGTTAACGTTCCAGTGTACGGACAAAACACATCATCACAGGTACAAGGTCAGGCTGACGCTCCTTCATTGGAAGTTACAGTGAACTATATTGCAGATGATATGACAGACTTCCATGCGCTAATCGGTACAGAAGTTGCGTTTAGATTTCTTATGTCTTCGCAATCTTGTGATCTATCAGCTAGCTTGGATTCAGCTAACACTGCTTTGACTTACGGTAATACAGAATTTTACTTTAGAGGTAAAATTGAAGCTATCTTGGTTAACCCTGCGTTGACTGATGCTACTACTGCGACTGTTACGTTGTCAGCACAGTCTGACTTTTTCGGTCCAGCAACATTACCTTAATACTATAATAATTTGGGGAAGTCCGAAAGGGCTTCCCTTATTTAGATATACATGAGAAAGATTATGACAGAAAAACCATTTAGTAAAACATTTGTTATGAGAACAACCTTCCGACATATGCGAAGAAGTGTTGATATTAGTATTCGTAAGAGTTTTGAACGTTTTCAAGACTTTGACAACGATTCCGCAATGGGCAGAGAAATTATGGAAACTCTAGATACATTGCACAAAGTTCGGAAAATGCTTGATGACTTTCAAGCTAATAACCCTGAGTTATTTACAGAAAAAGATAAGATTATTTAAGGAAATATTATGAAACATTTAGTTGGCAAAGAGATCACTGAAGAATTTGAATTTATGGGTGATAAAGTTACAGTACGAAAGTTAACTGTTAAAGAAGTTTTATCAGTTCAAAAAGAAATTAATACACTTTCAAAAGCTAAAGATGAATCTTCTCAGCTTAAAATTGTACGTGAAATTCTAAGGCGAACAGTTCAAGGCGCAGATAAAATGAGTGATGAGGAATTTGACAATTTTCCTTTAGGAGAGCTAACCGATCTAGTTGAAAAGGCCGTAGGGTTTTCTGGGATGGGTGGAGCACAAGCTGAGGGAAACTAACTGCTGAAGAAGAGACACTATACGAAATTGCTTATCAATTAAAAATTCCTGTTTATCAATTAGAAAGAGAAATGCCTTATGATGAATTAATCAAATGGACAACTTTCTTTAGAAGAAAGCCTGTTGGTTGGGATGCAGATCATAGAACATTTTTATTATTGAAAGCATGGGGTGCTAAAGGAAAGGCAGAAGAGTATTTTCCTTCTTTGAAACAAATTAAAGTAGCAGAAGAAGAATCTAAGTCTAGAACTGCAGGTAAAATAGCTCCATCTGGAAGATTCTTAGAGTTAATGAAAAATGCTAAAGACGGTGATAACTTAACTAATAGACCATGGGAAACAAAAAATGGTTAATAGAGTTACATTAGATGTAGTGAATTTTGCTGCAGAAATGAAAAGAGTTGAAAAAGAAGTTTATCGACTCGCAGACAATGATATTGAAGGCCGAATTATTTTTGCAACTAGAACTTTAAGACAAGTAACTCCTGTCGATACAGGTAGAGCAAGAAAAGGCTGGAAACATAGGATAGACAGAGGATTTGTTAGTGGTGAAACAATAGGTGGTACAATTTCTAACAATGTAGAATACATAGACATTTTAAATAAAGGTCATAGTAAACAAGCACCTAGATTTTTCATTGAACAAGTCCTGTCGCGAATAGGACTAATATCCCCTAGTTAAAAACAGTTGCCCCTGATGGTATCTCAAAATAGAGATTACTGTTGGGGGCAATTTTATTAAGGAGGAATATATGAGTGGCGTAGAAATTAGAGTACGCTCGGATAGTCGTCCAGCACAAAGAGATCTTGCTAGACTTGATAGAAGCATTAGAGGTATTGCTAAAAGCGCAAAAACAGTAGAAAGAGCAATTCAAGCTATTGGTACTGCCTTTGCTTTTGCTTTTGCTGGTGATGCACTAACAAGAGCGTCAGATAAATTTATTGAACTAGAAAATAGAATAGCTCTTGTGACAGGTCGAACAAAAGAGTTATCTACTACATTAGATCAATTATACAATGTATCTTTACAAACAAGATCAGGGATTGAAACTAGTGTTGAAACTTTCAATAGATTTGGTAGAGCACTTGACGGTGTAGGCGCGACTGAATTAGTTGGAATTACTAAAACTATACAACAGGCAGTTGCTATTAGTGGTGCTGGAACCGAAAGCGCTAGAGCAGCATTATTTCAGTTAGGTCAAGGCTTAGCTGCAGGTGAATTAAGAGGTCAAGAACTTAACTCTGTTCTTGAACAAACACCTAGAGTAGCACAGGCTATTGCTGACAGTATGGATGTGCCTATTGGTGCACTTAGAAAATTAGCTGAACAAGGCGCTTTAACGACTGAAGTAGTTTTTAATGCTGTTAAAAGTCAGTCAGACGTTATTGCTCAAGAGTTTTTATTAACACAAGGAACAGTAGGACAATCTCTTACTGTGTTATTTGATCAATTTGGAAGAATTGTTGGTCAATTTGACAAAATTACTTTAGCTATAGGGTCAGTCTCGTACTTTTTTAGGGGATTAGCCGAAACAATTAATTTAAACGCTAATCTTATTTCAGTTGAAATTGCTAACGCATTTAGCATTGTTGAAAGCACTACCTATGGATTAGGTGTTGTTTTTCAAGGACTGGCTGCTATTGTAGGAGCAACCTTTGGAAGAGTCGTAGATGCTCTACCTAGAGTTATTCTTCCAATGAGAACACTTAGAGATGATATTGACGCATTAGCAGTCTTTGGTCTTGCAAGGTTAGGTACAGCAATTGCTTTTGTAGCAGGGTCGTTAGAAGCTTTTGTATCTGATGTTTTTGGATTAAATCTTGAAGGTACAATATTTAGATTGTTTCAAGCAAGAAGTTTAATAGAGTTTGGAAGAGCACTAGAAAGCCTCGCTGACGTAATTAGTTCTTATGGTCAACGTTGGTACAATGTCTCTAACTTTATTGAAAAGGGAATTAGATCTAGTAACTTTGCTTTATTAAATACAGGAATTTATTTAGGTATTGTCGATCAAAAATTACTTGCTTTTAGATATGTTTCTTTTGAAAGATTTGGAAAAGTAGTTGGTGTAGTCGGTGATTTATTTAAGGCTCTTCTTAGATCTATATTTGCACTCGATGGTGTTGCTTATATTATAACAGGTCTCTTAGTTGTGTTTCAACAATTAAGAAGGACTTTTGAAGCATTTTTAAATATATTTAGTACTGGCATTACTTCTACAAGAGATCGAATAGAAGGTCTATTTTCAAATATTTCTTTTGGATTTATTAAAGGGAATACCTCAGAAATACTAGAAGCTTTTGGTGGTAACTTTGGACAACTTTCTAGTCTAGTAATAAAGAATTCAGACTTTATGGCAAAGAGTTGGGGCAACTTAATAGATGCAATAAATGAGAAAACTACTTTATTAGGTCGTGCTAAAAGAGGTATAAGTAACTTCGCACAAACTATTCAAGACTTATTTAGAAATATTTATGATAAAATTATAGGTAATTCATATTGGACAGACACTATGGAAGGTGTCTATACTAAAGCTGTAGAAAATTTAAGAAAAACAATTTCTGTTATAAAGAATTTTTTAAAAGATGCGGCTAATCGGTTTAGCAAAATTGATTTTAAAGAACTTGCCTTAAATGCTAAAGTTAGTTTTACAGATTCTAATATTGTAGAATCTGCTACTGAAATTACTAAAGTATTAATTGAAAAATTAAAACAAGCAGTCAGAAGTGTTGCTGTAGTTATATCAGATTTATTTAAATCAATTAGTGATGTATTTCCTAAAATTGCAGACGTATTTTCTCTAGCAGTTACAGGTGCTTTATTAGCAGCATTAACTCCTGCATTGTTTGCTAAAATTGGTATTACATTTGCTTTAGGCTTATTGTCAGCTGTTGCAGGCAATGTTTCTGATACTATTGGTAAGGCTATCATTGATTCCGATTTCTTTTCTTCACTTGGAAGAGGAATAGGGAGTGGTGTGGGAGTATTTGTAAATACTGTAATTAAAAACATTCCTGTTATACTTACAGGATTATTCCAATTTGCTAAAGAGTTTGGCAAGGCATTAATTAATGAAATTACAGGTGCCTTTGGAATTATTCCAAGAGCTCTTTCTGATGCTACTTTTGGATTATTTGATACTATATTTGGTGCTATTGTTGCTTCAGCTGGTTTCTCTTTATTGACTGTTGGTTTTACAAAAACTATGCAAAGAATAGCAGGTATTCTTGGAGCTTTTGTTAGCACAAAAGGCGCTAGAGGCGGTATTATGGAAACCGCTATATTCGGTGCCAAAGGTGTTGCAGGTGCTAGAGCGCAAAATATTGCTGGAGTTCTTGGTATATTAACCGCTGTTTCTTCTTTGACTGGAGGATACACTAATGGTGGACCTTTTGCTGAAGCTGCCTTAACTGGCGGATTACTTGGCTTTTATTTGTTTGGTATGAAAGGAGTTAACTTTTTAGCTCAAGCTGCTAGACAAACTATGGGTCAAATTGTAGGTACAATTACAGGTAGTATGAAAGACATTGCTAAGTCTGGCGCAATGGCTTCTAAAGGTATTAACATTAACAATATTCTATCAGACTTTCAATCAGGGAACTTTTCAAAGGGATTAAAAAGCGCAACAGCTGCATTTAATGTCTTTAAAGCTAATATTTCTGCAGGTAAATTTGATACTGCTTTTACCTCAAGTCTTGCTAATTTAGGTGATAAATTTTCATCACAATTTAAGTCTGGAAAATTTACTGGTACTATTGAAAAACGTTTTCAAGGTCTAGGCGCTACTATGGGCAATAGTCTTGCTAAAGGTTTTGGAAAATCAAAAGGACTTGTTATTATTGGTGCGACATTAGCAAGTTTTGTTGGATCTGCACAAGCAGCAGAGGCAGCAACAGCTAGCACAGGCGCTCAAGTAAATCATATCATTGATTTGATTACAGATAATATATTAGAAATAGGTTATTTTGGTTTACTAGGTCTTTCCTTCTTTGGTCCAGGAGGATTTGCCGCATTATTTAGATTAGCTACTAAGTCTGTTTTATCATTAGGTAAATTACTTTTTAGTGTACTTACAAGTAACGCTGTTTTAGGTGGTGCAGGTGGTATTATTAATGGATTAATTTTCGGAAGTAAAGCAGTTGGTAAAGGAGGCGGCGTAAGCCTTGGCCCAATTTTAGGCGGTTTAACCAGTGTACTAGGTGGTATTTTTAAAAGCTTAGGTTCTATATTATTAAGACTTGTTCCATTAATATTTTCAGGAACAGGACTTCTAGTTGGCGCAGTAGGTCTTTTAGGTATTATTCTCTTTGGAGAAGGTGATGGTATCTTTGATAAGATATCTAACTTTGGTAGTGCATTAAGAAGTGCTATTACTGGAACAACTAAAGAAGGTAGACGTTTTAAGAAAGAGATCGATGGTCTTCTAAAGTTTGATAAAGTTGGTGAAATCGAGATTGATTTAAAATCTATCGTAGATAGTGTTGAATTAAATTCAATTTCTGAAACTGGTTTTAGAGAAATAAAACGTTCCCTACAAATTGCTAACAGAACTTTTGAAGCTAACCAAGACAAATTTGATGAACTTGGTGAGCTTACTTCTCTTGAAGATACAAAAACTAGAGCTGCAATTAGAAAAGTTGAAGAAGCAGTTAATAGAGTTAATTTAACTGAAGTTCAAGATGGTGTATTTGGCAAACTTGTTCAACAATTTAAGCCAGATGAAATAGGTAATACTGGTTTTAATTTTATTCAAGCTTCCCCTGTTAACGAAACAGATACTCCTCAGTTAATTGCTGCTTTTAAAGCGGCTGTTTCTGATGATGCAACAAATAAAGAACAAGTAACATATTTAAGAGATCTAGCTACATTTCTCAAAGACAGCCAAACATCAGAATTTAGTGCAGAGCAATCAGCAGTTGTAGATGCTTTGTCTGGTTTTGGTTTATTATTTGCTTTAGTTGAAGATGGTATACCTATTACTATTGACAACAAAAGAATGGGAAATCTTGCAAGTATTGTATCAGAGTTAGAAACTGCTATTGAAGAAATTTCAAAAGCAGATCGTTTTGCTAATATTATTACGTTAGAAGGCCAACAAGCTAAAATTAGAGATAATTTAGACTTAATTGGTCAATTAAAAAGAGAGTTATTAGATATAAATGCTTTTGTTTTCTTTAATTCTCAAATGGCTAATAGCCAATTAATTTTAGGTGAAGAATTTAAAGAAATAAATGAACAGTTAAAATTATTTAATGCTTTAGTTCCTGATTCTTTAGGTTTAGAACCATTAAGTGAAACTCAATTTTATAGTTTAACTCCAGGAAATAAAAAAGCTATAGTTGATGAAGTAGATCTTGCATTTAGCACTATTAAAAATACTTTTGAAGAGGCGGTTAGAGCAGCATATAAAGAAGAACTTGGTGGTGAGTTTAGTGTTGGTGAGTACGGTACTTCTAAATTTAATGCTGAAGTTGCCGAACTTGTTGAAACTGCTCTTTCTGATGGTCTTAGTATTGAAGATCTTGCTTTATACAAGATAGATACTAAACAATTTTCTAAATTAATTGCAAACGCATTGTTTGTAGCAGACGATATTGTATCAGAGTCCGAAAGTGAAATTGAAGAAGCTGGAAAAACATTAGAAACTAGAATTAACGAAGCTATAGGAATTCTTGGGGATAATATTAAAGGCATAGAACTAGGAGAAATAATTGATCCTAAGTCTTTAGCTCAAAATGAAACACAAGCCAAAGCATTTATTAAAATGGCTAAAGGGCTTGACGAAACTATTAATGATATAACATTAGACCCAATAGCTAGAGCCAAATTTGCTGAAAATTCTCTTCAAACTTTAATGAATAATTTATTAGAGTTTTCTGATCAAAACAGTTTACTTACTAAATCTTTAACTTATGTAGACGATCCTATTGATGAAAAAGATTTATACTCTAAAGATCTTTTAACAAGACAAGAAATACAAAGTTTAACGTTAGAGTTACTTACTCTTGATGTAGCTATTCAAAAGTTAAAAGAAGGGGGAGTTACTGAAGACGAAATTCCTTTCTTTGCTAAGTATTTATTAGAAATTGACAATCTTGAAAAGGTTTTAGAGAAATTTGTTTCAAAACCAGTTAAAGGTGGTAAAACCATTTTTGAAAAGTTTGTAGGAGGCTTAAGTGACTCTGGGTTTAAAGTTAGCCTAGAGGAAGCTTCAAGATTAAGTAGTAGAGCAGTATCTGCGTTACAAGCCCCTTTAAAGAAAGTAAAAGATGCTCAAGATGCTATTGTTAAATCTTCTTTAAAAGATAGCAAGGGCCGAAGATCAGCTTTAGAAACAATTACGTCAAGCAGAAAAGAAATTTCTAAAATATTTCAAGCACAAGATGTTGCATCTGCACAAAAGGGCTTAGAAGGATTAGGTTTAGATCCTAATTTAGTTTTTGAATCAAAACAAGTTCTTGGTCTTGCAGAACAAATTGCTAATAAAAACATTGAGCTTGGTCTTGTTGACAATGATAATCTTACTAAAAAGAAACAACTTACAGCAGAGATTGAACGTCAAGTAGAAACTTTTGAGATATTAACTACTAAATCTGAAGAAGCTTATACTGAATTCAAAGATACCTTTGGTGGAGCCTTAAAAGAACTAATAAAAGGTGAAACTACAATTAAAGGGTTTTTTAATAAATTACTTGATGGTATTACGAATCAAATTATTGACAGTGTAGTTGATGCTTTTGTTACAGCGATGTTTAGAACTGCTAACCTTGAAAATACTTTTGAAACTATGTTTGCAGGTTTAGGCTTGTTTGGGCAGAGTGTAGGTGAGCAACTTGGTGCCGATATTGGACAAAGCACTACTAAAGCGTTAGAGGCTTCTTCTGCTAAAAATGGTGGTAATTGGCTATCTAATTTATTTGGTGGCGGTGGATCTAATCCTTTTAGTATGATAGGTAGTCTCTTTGGCTTTGGAGGTTCAGGTGGTACTGGTCCTGGAGCCAATATGGGAAGTATATTTAGTTTATTTTCCCCTGGAGGCTGGTTTGGCCTTAATGCAGGGGGTATT